CAAAACCTAAACCAGTCTTATCTCCAAAGAGCATGATACCAGTTCCAGGTTGATTAACTATAGAGTTAATTCTTAGTGGATAAAGTTGATCTCTTTGTGCTTTGTCTGGATTGTAAGCAAGTTTAATACCATTATTTAAGATTCCTCTCTGCTGTCCAGCAGGTGAGAACCAAGGGAATGCATTAACACTTGTTCTAACCATCAATCCAGCAACATCTCCATTAGTTGGAATGAATCTAAATTGATTATTAAATCTATCAAATGTATACTTATATCCAGTATCAAATACTGCATATGAGGATGATGATAGAGAACTATAGAACTTAATTACATTATCAGTTTGAGTATCTGTATTTGTTATATCTACTACGTCTGCTCTATGAGGAGAAATAGTTGCCATACAATCCTTTCTTGCACCAGCAATAGATATTAATCTGTTTGCTTTTGCTTGTGATTGTGCCTTATCAGATAGACCAGGACCCATGATTAGGTAATCAACTTGTATCTCATCCTTATTTTTGAATAAGTTATAAGATGTAATTAGATTGCCAAGGGTTGCTTGATATCCACCAGTAGCAGAGTAATCTGCTCCAGCAGTTAATGTGTAGGTGTTGTTTCCAATAACATTGAAAGTAATACCCTGTGCATTTCTATTCCAACCACCAGAAGCAGAAGTAATAGCTGTGTATCCAGAACTAAAGTCTGATGCAGCTTTAAATCCATCTGAACCATCAGAAGGATCATCTCCAGCATAAACATAGTTGGAGTAAAGTGCTACATAATCCTTATAGAATATCTTCTGTGGTGCATTTTCTGAAGAAACTGCATCTTTTGCTTTAGATAGATTTAAACTCTTCTCAAGAATATTACCCTGTATACCTGTTACATCTCCAAGATCATCTACAACTACAATATGAATTCCATCATTTTTAGAAGATCTATCTTCTGCCCACTGTGAAGTAAGTGGTCTAGGTGAAATTGCCTTCCAATAAACAGTAGAGTTGGTTAAACCAAGTGTCTGCTCATCATACCAATCTTTAACATAATTACCAGCAGTACCTATTAAGGCAGTAGCTATTCCAACTGCAGATGCATTTATAAAGCTAACATCATTTCCACTTATTATTGCTCTTGCTTGATCACCTTGAGCATAAGTAACAGCAGTTGAGACTCCAGCAGTTGTAACCCTTTCTACTATCTTAACATCTACAGTTGTTGCTCCAAGACCAGTAACAATACCCTTAAGATATCCAGTGAAGTTTGAAGTGTCACCAGAACCAGCAACTACTTGGTTGGAAACAGTTACACCAAATCCAACACTAATACCAGCAGTAGTTCCTATTCCTAGAACTTGGTCTGCAGCATTATCAATTACACAAACTTTAAGATTGTTTGCCCAAGTACCAGGAGTTTTAGCAGCATAACCAAATGTCTGACCTACACCAGCATAGTTTGCCACATAGTCATCATAGTTCTTAATCTTAAGATCAGTCTGTACAGTCTGATGAGATCTATTACCATTAGCATTAACTAAATCGTCATCATCAGTTCTTACTACCTTAAGCACTCCACCATAGGTGAGGAAAGAGGATGCTGACATCCAGTACTCATATTGAGCATCAGTACTAATTGGCTTACCAAATGTATTGATGAGTTGTGTTTCTGTAGTAATGTCAGTAGCTTCATCAATTGGTCCAATTTCAAATGGACCAGCAATTGCTCCAATATTATCTAATACATTCTCTGCTCTTCCTACAGTCAGATCCACCTCTCTGGTTAATACACCAGGAGATAATTGTGGAGTCGCCATGTCTTGTAGCCTCGTCTCAGTTTATCTAAAAATATTTATTGTTTTTAATGTTTTCATTGGGGAAACCATCCATGAACATTACCAATCTGGATAATCCCAATCTGTATGAGGTTTTATTTTCTTCCTAGTTTCTACAATTCTTCTTATAGTGCATACTTTACACTCATAAGAATAAGAAGATGCTAATGTTCCTCTATCCTTACGTGTCAAATAAAAACCATCTATTAAATTTTTAATCTCACCACACACTCTACACTTTCTATCAGAAAGTAATAAGTGTCCTAATCTTATTTGACTATCAATTTCCATTACAATACTTGAATAACTGCTACTACATCTGGTATCTCCATCATTAATTTCTTTTCTATACCTTGCTTCAAAGTCATGGTGCTCATAGCACATGACTCACATGCACCACCCAATTTTACTTGGACATATCCTGTTTCATATTCTATATCATAAAGTTGAAGAGATCCACCATCAGCTTCAATGTAAGGAATAAGTTCCTCTAATACTTTGAGTACATTTTCTTCTGTTAATTCCATTACCTATAGTCCCACATGTAAGAACGATCTCCATACTCATCTGCATTCCAATTACCAGGAGTTCCTGCTAATCTATCTAGTTCTAAACTTCCATTATCCATTGTATTCCACCTATCTCCTTCTGCATCTACAAAAGTATCTTCATCTAATCCATCCATAATAAAACCAAATGGAGACATGTCTTGTTCTATTTGATTCTTTTGCTCTTCATATAATCTTTTTCTTACATCTTGATCAGTAAGTTCTTTAAAATAATCTTGAGCAACCAACCATGCATAGATGACAAGACACATTGCAAGGTCATCATTACATCCTTCTTCTGCCTCAAATGAATTGTGTTTTTGAATAAAGGTAGTCAGTTCACTCAATATCTCATAATCTTTAAAAGTAACTTTATCTTCTTCTATCAGAGTCTTTAGGTTAAGAGATCCAACTTTCTTTACAGTCTTGGACATCTTAACTCCCAATTGAGTCTTCTTACCAGAAAATCCTTGCCCTACAATTTGACCTGCTCTTCCCCTCATAGAACACATCAATAAATTTTCATATTCTAAATCAAAGTTAAGAATAGCAGCAACTTGATCTCCTACATCATTTACCTCACATAAAACAAAAGCATTATTAAAACTTTTTGCTACTTCCCATATTACGTTAGGAAATAACATGGGTTTGATTTCATTATTTCTAAACTTAGCTACCACTCTATGAGGAAACTCTGTAATATCAATTACAACAAAAGCAGAATAATCTCCTCCAACTCCTCTTGCCACATCAACAGTAATAACATAATCATGATTTTTTTGAACTATTTCATATACATCCAATCCAGCACTAGTAGTTTGAGGATTTTCATATACCAATGCTCTTAATTTACTAGGAGAAATTAACGTATCAACAGATCCTAAGAATTCACATTCAAACTCAACTTTGAATTGTTGCTCTGAAGTATTGGCAATAGTAGATTTTTTCCATTTCTCATCCCTACCAGGAACTTCACTCCAATGAACATCAGTGGGAATATATTCATTCTTACCTTTCTCAGCATCATGCCACAACCTATAGAAGTGGTTCATACCATGAGGCGTAGAGACTATGATAACTTTAGTGCTCTTACCTGAGGTAATAGTAGGATAGACTGAACTGAAGAATGAATCAGCAATATGGTTAGGAACAAAAGCAAATTCATCCAAGAATAGGATGT